GGGTGCCGGCGACCTAGTTCCCCTGCGCCACGTTGGTGGTCAGCGTGGCGATCGTAGTCGCGCCGATCTTGACGGTCAGCGTGCCGTTGTTGGTGTCGTTCGCGGTGACAGCGGTGTCAGGGGTGAAGGTCAGACTGGTCAGGACGACCTTGTTGGGGCCTTCGTTGATGCCGTAGCGGGCGATCTCGTCGGCGCCAGCAGCGGCGGTCCCAACGCGCGGGACGGAGATGGTCTTGTAGGAGGGGGCGGACATTGGGGCACCTCAGGACGAAAGGGGGTGGAGCGCGAGGGGAGTCGGCGGGCCCGAGGGCGACCCGCCGACTTTCGGGCCGGGGGTCAGCTCGCGTCGTAGCCGACGACCACGTTGACGGTCGAGGCCGAGGTCAGCGCGGCGCTGTGGTCGGGGCTCTCAAGGGCGTACCGACCGGAGGCCACCAAGACGCCGGTGTTGTTCATGATGTTGACGTCGCTCTCGACGCGCAGGCCCTGGCGGGTGCCGAGGATGTAGCGATCGAGGTCGGCCATCACGATGCTCTGCTTGGTGTTGTTGCCGGCGGTCGCCGAGTGGAGGCCGTCGGTGTGGAAAGCTCCGGTCTCGCTGCCGGTGCGGCCGAGGGGCCAGGACCGGATCACGGGCTTGCCGCCGAGGCTCAGCACCTGCCCGGTGAGGACGGTGGCGGCCGGGCCGAACTTCTCCAGGGTCAGGATCTCGCTGATGGTCGAGAAGCGGTTCAGGATGTTCTCGAACGAAGCGAAGATCGCGACCCGGCTGGGGTTCTGACCGACACCGCCCGACATCTTCGCGTGCATCCCCTGGATCTTAGCGAAGGTGTAGGTGCTCGCGAGGTCCGACTTGGCAGTCGCGCCGATGTCGAAGGCCCGCGCCCGGAGCCCAAGGAAGGCCCGACGGTGATCCAACGCGCTGCCGACCATCGTGCCGCCGGAGGGGGTCGCGACGGGGAAGACACCCTCGGGAGCCCAGGCGGTGAGGCTGTCCTGGTGGGTGCTGGCGGTGTCGCCGTTGATGATCGCGTCGAAGAGCGCGAGGGCCATCGCCTCGGCCATCTGGGTCCGAAGCTCGGGCATGAACGCGATGATCGCGTCAGCCTCGGCGTTCCGGTCGTACTGCACGGCGCAAGCCATGTTCTTGACCGTGTAGGACAGCACATCGGTGCCCAGCGCGGACAGGATGAAGTCGGCCGCGGCGGTCGAGGTCGCGTTGCCCTGGAGGTAGGGCCGGGGGCGCGCGGTGCCGAGCGGGCTCTTCATGTTGCGGTCGTTGATGACCTTCTGCACGAACAGGCCAACCGGGCTGTCCATGATCGCGGCGCTGGCGACACGGAGCATCTCGGGGGCGAGGACTTCGCCGGGGATGAGGTCGGAACCGCCGCCACCCGACACGCCGAACACGCGCTTGACGACGCTGTCACGGTCGCTGGCGAGGCCCATGCGAACCACGCGATCGGCGATCTTGGCGACGATCGGGGCGTTGTGCTCGGCGAAGGCCCGGCGCAGCTCGCCGCCGCTCATGTTGGCCGCGTTCTTGCCCTTGCAGGCGAGGGAGATCAGGCCGGCTTCCCACAGCGTCTTCAGCTCGGCGTGGCCCTCACCGTAGGTGCGGGACGAGGTCAGCAGGCCATCGGCGATCTCGGTGTGGGTGGTGTTCCCAACGTTGTAGCTGCGCGACACGGGGAACAGGGCGAGGTCGTCGCCCTTGCCGTACTCGCTGGCGAGGCTGGCGGCGGGGCCGTCCATCTTGACGGTGTGGGCGGCCTGGGCGGTCTTGAGCCCGGCGATCTGAGCGTCAAGCGCCTGGATCTCGGCGGCGCGTTCCTTGATCTCGGTCTGGGCGACCGCGAGGTCGGCCTTGAAAGCGGAAGCGGCGCGGGTGATACCCTCGCCAACGAGCTGGGCGACCTTGGCCTCCAGCGTGGGGACGTCTACGGCCATCGTGGCCTCCTTGGGGTGGGATGACCGGGAGGGCCGCCCGGCGCGGAGGGAGTCAGGTAGGGTCAGGAAACGAAGACGGGGAACCGATCGGCGAACGCTTTGGTCATCTTGTCGATGTCGAAGGTGTCAGCCTCAACGACCGGGGCAACTTCGGGCGCGGGCGCCGACTCAACGACCGGGGGCGCTTCGGGGGCGACCGGGGGCGCTTCGGCTGCGCGCTGCGACGTGGCGCTCGGGTGCATCGGGACGTTGACGATCGAGCATTCCAGGAGCTTCGGGCGCCCGTAGACATAGCCGCGCTGGGCATAGTAGGCATGGGAGGTCGGGAACTTGCTGCGTTCGGTCACGGTGGTGGGCACGAAGCCAACCGATGCAGCGCGTAGGGCGCCAGCCTTGAGAAGCCCGGCGACGATGATCGCGCGCTCATGCCCCGGAACCGGGGTCGGCACGAAGTCGCCCATAAGCATCCCGCGTTCGACCCGAACGTTCATCCACTTGCCCACCGGGAAGTCCCAGGTGTTGTGGTTGTAGGGGGCGATCGGGTTGTCCATGAAGGCGGCCAGATCCCAATCCTGCTCGACGATGTCCTCGGCGCGGTCGGGCGCGGCGGCCGACATCACGAAGGGGTAACGGTCGGGGGCGTCGTCGCTGGGCTCGTCTTCGCCTTCGCCGGGGCTCATCGTCTCAGGCAGGACGCGCAGCATGACCGACCGGAACAGCGGCGCCGGGGCGTGCTCGCCGGGTGTAGTCTGGCCCGCTTCGACGCGCTCGGCATAGCGGCGGGTGACCTGCTCGGGGGTCGCGAGGACGGCGGCGAACGTTGGGGGCATTGGGTTAGTCCTCGTCGTCGAGCAGGATGGGCTTGGTCCGGCAACGGCAGTTGATGTCCTGTCGGGCGATGCTGAACCGGCCTGGATAGGGCGCGGAGGCCCCCATGTCTTCACCGGACGGTATCACGAACATCCCACCGGGCGCAACACGCACCCCATGCAACCGACGGTGCGAACGCTCGGGCAGGGTCGGGATCGGCGCCTTGACCCATTCGACCAACATCGGCACGCCCATGTTTGCCGCCTGCTCATAGGCCGTCGCCGACCCGGCGTTGAGGGCGCGGGATGACTCCGTGCGGGCGATGGTTAGGGCGCGGGCAGGGCTGAACGCTTGCGACTCGTACAGGTCGTTTTGGATCTGCCCGATGGACCGGCCTTCGACCAAGCCCTCGCGAACGGTCGCCTCGATCTCGCGCTTGGTCGACTCGTTCACAAACGTGACCTGCTCGGCGAGCAAGCCGGGTGCCGGGCTGATCGTCGGTTCCCAACTGATGTCGCCCAAGACGGCTTTGAAGATGCCCCAGCCGACCTTGACGACGCTCTCGACGGCGGTTCGGATGAGGCCGCCGATTAGGCTGGCCTCGGCCGCAACGCTGAACAGCGCGGCGATGTCGTCGATCCCAAAGACCCGGTGAACGGTGCCGTCGAGGGGCATCAGGCGCGCTTGACCGTCGAGGGCTTCGGCCGTCGCGACGAAGCGCGCCACAAGCCGGTCGCGCTGATCAGTGAGGGCGGCGGTCCATGCCCTGATCATCGTCCGGTCGGCCTCCCGCTGTGCCTTCGCCCATGCGGCGGCGTCTTGGCGGTCGCTGCGTCCGGCGGCTCGGGTGACGACGACAGGGCCCGTGTGGGCGCGCTGGCGGCGCTTGGGCTTGCGCGCGGCCATGATCTTGTCCCGGCGCACGCGGGCCCACGTCCGGCCGCTGTCGCCGCCCCATAGCAGCCACGCGATCCACCCTGCGGACGGCGCCGAGGCGTCGCCCCAGCCGGGCGCCGATGAATCGACGGCGTGCCGGGCGAAGTAGGAGTGCATCTTCAAGATGGTTCGATCGGAGAGGTTCGCGCGGTTGCTGATGTCTCGGGCGCGAGCGACACCAACGGCGGTCCCGCCGCGCCCGAACTTGCGCCGAAGCTCCAACCCGCGCGCCGCGTTGCCGGCCATCGCTTTAGTCGGGGTGCGGTCGAGGCCGCTGATGTCGCGCTCGATCACGCCATCCCCGCAAGTTCATCGGCGATCCCGGCCAGCTCAGCAACGGCCGCGGCCTTGTCTTCGGCGGTCGCGTCGGGATCGGTGAGCACGCCGAGAGCAACGTTGATGTCGTCGCCCAGCTCGGCCAGCGGGCCGGAGCCGTCTTCGTCGTCGGGGGTGTCGTCGTCGGCCGGGGCAGGCGCCGGGGCAGCGCCGGGGGCAGGCTGGGGCACCGGGGCGGACCCAAAGGCGTCGGGCGCGACTTCCCAGCCCTCGTATGCGTAGGCTGAGGCCGGGCTCATGCCGTTGGCGATGTGCTTTCCAATGCGGTCGAGCACGGCGCTTTGGGCGACTTGGAGCGCGGGCACGCCGTCGAAAGCGTGTTCAACGGTCAAGGTAGGGTCGCCATCGACGCGCCGGACCAAGGCGGTCAAGGCTTCGTCGAGAGGGGCGACGGTGCCCTGCAACTGCGTCCAATAGGCCGTCATCTGCGCGTCGGACGTGGCCCAAGTGTTTGCGCCGTCCACGCCCAAGCGAACCGGGGGCACGCCGAGGACGGCCATCACGGTCCCGCGGATCCATGCGCGCTGTTGGGGGCCCTCCATCTCGCGCGGGGCCCAGCCCAAGATGTCGAGTTCGCCGTTCGCGGTGCCGAGGACGGCCACGCCGCCATCCGACTTCGTGAACAGGCTGGTGATCGTGTCCTTGATGATCGCGACTTGGGTTGGTGCCCAATGCGCGCCGTCGCCGCGGGGTCGGTACAGCGCCGAGGGGCGGCCTGCGCTGGCGGCGCGGGCGGCAGCCTTGGCGAGGGCCTCGTCGGCGGTCAAGTCAGCGTGGAGGACTTGGGTAGCGCCGATGCCCGTGAGGATGTCCGGGCTGTCGAGGTAGCCCAGCGACAGGGTGGCGATGACCTGCTCGGGCGAGTACTGGATCAGCCGGTCAAGGCCGATCTCGTACCCGATCGGGGTGCCGTCGGCGCCGGGCACGGGCTTCACGCGGTTGGGATGCTGCCACCGAACGCCGATGGGTTGCCCCTTGCGGAGTGACGAGATCAACAGGACCGACGTGGACCGCCCGACCAACACCTGATCGCGGATCATCAGCTTGCGCCACGTCCGCTGGCTGAGGCCGGTGTTCGCGAGCATGGTGTGGAGCCAATGCCCTTCGACGACTTCCTCGCCGCGCATCACGCGGATCGGCAGGCCGGCGAGGTCGCTTGTGATCGCCTCGATACAGGCATAGACGACCGGGTGCGCGATCGCGGACAGGCTGACTTCGGGCGAGTAGCGCGAGGGCACCGCGGCGCTCGCCGCATAGTCGCCACCTGCGACCACCTCGGGGGTGGTCTCCACGGTAGCGGTCAGGCCAAGAGCCCGGCCCACAGCGGCCCAGGCGCGGCCCAGCGCAGACGGAGTGGCGACGGTGAGTGCGGCGTGATCGTTGGGGGGGCTCATTGGGCAAGGCTACCACGAACAGGGGAACGCCGCAACGTGGGGGCCTACTCGGCGTCTTCGGGCTCGCCAGCGTCGCGAGGGAGGGGCAGGTAGCCGCAGAGGTAGCGCAGGGCGTCGTGGGCGTGGTCGTCGCCCTTCGTCTTTAGCTCCAACTTTCGCCCCTCCATCCACGTCAATCGGCGGATCTCCCGGATCAGGTTGGTACAGCAGTCATGGATCACCAAGGCCGGCGTCGATAGGGTCGGATGCAAGGCGAAGCGCGAGAACAGCGCGTTGAACGTCTTCTTGACGTCCTTCTTAGCGGGGGAACAGGCGATGTCGTACTCGCCCGCGAGGGTGTTCCGGGCGCCGAGGTCTTCGGGGTCGGCGATGATGATGCTCGGCATGTCCGTGCTGTAGCCCGACCCGCCGCAGGTCTGACAGCCGGTGCCGTGGGTCGCGCGGCGCACGATCCAAGCATGCCAAGCGTCGGAGCCGATGGGTTGGCTGGTGTAGCAGGCGGGGCAGGCGTTGATCCGGCTGATCGCTTCGGCGTGGTCACGGATGGTTAGGCCCGCTTCATACCGTTCGCGGTAGATGTGCACCACGTCGTTGGCCTCGTCATGGGCGGCCCAAAGCATCGCGAACGGCGCGCGGGTGCCGAAGTCGATCGAACCGTAGCGGGTCCAATGGGCCG